CGGAAAGGATGGCCAAATTCTTTTCTTTCGACATAGTTAGTTGTGATTAAGGTTGTAATAGTCTTCGATTATCTTGTCCGCTTTCAGGAGGGACTTCCGGCATCGCTCCACGGCGTTCACCCGGATGTGGTACACGGCATCAGCTATCGTGGTGAACACCTTCTCCACACTCCAGAACAACGTCACTTCGCACTCCCAGGTGTCATCGTCCAGCTTGATGATTTCGACATCGTCCCCGTGAACTCCGAAGACCGTCTGCCCCTTCTTGTATAGTTCCATTGTCTTGTTAATTTTGATTATACCATATCTCGTCAGGGATGTCTTCTTCGAAGATTGGAGCCTCGGTCGGAGTCTCCCTCCATCCGTAGATCACGTTCTCCGCAGGGTCGTTCAATACCCGGCGCGTCTCCTTCTCATAGTACAGTCCGGCAAGGACATCGACCACACCCATACTGCGGTTCTTCGCCACCTCGATGACGAGGTCGTAGTGGACAAGCTGCTGTACTGTTGACTCGCCCCAGAAATCCTTCGCCCTCTTTTCGAAGTCACGACCAACCCGGTGTACGATGAACAGGTTGTCGCAGAGGTTCGTCAGGTTCGCCGTTCCCGCGATGGACTCCTTCCGGAGAAGCTGGAACGACTGTTCCTTCCGTGGGTGACATACCAGGACGACGTGGATGTTCTCCCTCTTCGCAAGGTTCTTCACCTCCTTGATGAACCGCGTCTGGATGTCGTTGTCACTCGCGGGGCCGTCAAAGTCCACCGCCATCAGGTTGTCAAGGACGACAAGACGAACGCCCTTTTCGTGGACGGCCTTCTCGATCTCTTCCTTGAGGTTCGGCCACTCCGCGCCGTAGTCGTTGTTGAACAGCCAGAACTTGCCGTCAAGCCAGTCGTGAATCTTCTCCGCGACATTCTTCGGGCAATAGTAGAAGTTCTCATACCCGGCCTTCTGACGGACGAGGTCTTTCCCCGCCGCCATCTGGTCGAGCCATCCCTGGAAGCGGAAGTCCTGGAGTTCCCCTGACCAAGCCATCACCTTGTATCCGGACTGCACCGCGGAAAGGATGAACAGGTCAAGGATGGTGGACTTACCCGCACCGGACAAACCGGAAAGCACGGTCACGTCTCCAAGCGCGAGACCCACGATTTCACGATCCAGCCGGGCCAGTCCTGTCGGGATGTGTACGATCGACGATGTATCAACGTACTTCACGTCCGACATCGAAAGGAGAACCTTTCCCCGTTCATCCTCCTTCAAAGGCTTCGGAGGCTCCGGCCGACGGACACCATAGTATTCGCGCTTGCTCCTGTACTCTTCACGTTCCTTCTTCGTGTATGCGTCCGGCTCATAGTGCAGACGGAACTCCTTCCACCCATAGTGACTGCACGAATTGTGGAAGCACTTGAAACCGATCGCTCCGCTATCCATCCGAAGGATGGCCGCGTCTTTGTGGTTGTGGTCGAACGGACATTCCTCAAGTACGAACTTGTCACCTTCCTTGTATCTGGTACGGTTCACCACCTTGATCCCGTGTTCCTCGATGAACCGTTCAAGGTCGAACCGTTCCGTGTGCCACCCGTTTGACTTCTCCGGGCCTTCGGGTTTCGGGATGTAGCTGGCCACTTTTTCGATGAACGGTGTGCCATTCACGCGGATGTCATCCGGGACATAAACGAAACGGGAGACGCGCTGCGGCCTTTCCTTCGTCCCCTTCCCTTTGTTGGAACTGGTTCCGATCACCTTGACGATCCGGGACGCATTGAACACCGACACGTCCACCTTGACGGAGTCATCGGAGAACAGCGCATCCAGGGAACGGAGGAAGTCGCGCACCATATTCGTGGACTCTTCCGTGTTCGGCAGGTCGATTCGATAATAAAGGTGGTATCCGTTCGCGGAATCCGCGACAACTGGCATATAGAAACCCTCGTTCCGGAGGAACTTGCAGACCTGCCGCATCCGAGCCTCCGCGACCTCCTTTTCCTTTTCGGATGCGTTCGTGTCGGAAGGGCGTTCCGGGTCGAAGTCAATCAGGAGCCAGCGGCGGCGTTCGATGTCGTTGTCGTTGGTCGTTGACTTTGGGGCCTGGATGATCGTGTCCATCTGCGTCCTTCCGTAGCAAGCCTCCTTCACTTCGTTGAGGGTGGCATAGATACCGCACCCGTCGTATTGACGCATCTGGTTAATCATCGAATCGACATCCTTGAAATAGCCGGAGTAATTCTTCTTACCGGAAAGGATGCGTATCTCGGTAAGTGGTGCGTTCTTCTTGAACACGTCCCACCATTGCCGTATTGTCTTCTCGTCAATCATCGTCAAATGAGTTTGAATCCGGATGTGCCGGTAGGTTGTACTGGTTCATCCTTCGGGTAAATCTTGTCCTTCGCCCACATACAGTTGTTCCGGATGTGGTTCTTCCAGTTCACGATCTTCTTGCCGGTCTTTTCGACGGCCCACCCTCTTTCATTGTTGAAAGAAATGTAATCGTCGGCAAAGCCGGATGGATCGGCAAAGCCGAGAGTCGTGACGTAGTCCACCACGGCATCCTTGTCGGGATGACTTTCTTCTTTGTTTTTACTTATATTCTCTATTTTGGTATCTATATCTCTATTTTGTAGGTCATTTTCCCGATGTCGGTGTTTACCGATGTCGGTGTTTACCGATGTCGGTGTTTTGGGTATGTCGGTGAACGGTATTGCGCTGACTTCATAATCCCATCCGGAGAACCTTCCGCGCTCCCCGTGGGTCTTGCATCTGCGGAGGTATCCGGCTTTCTCCATCACGGCAAACGACCGGCGTATTTTGTCTTGAGATACCCCCGTCGCTTCGGATAGTCCGACAATGCTCATTTCCCACTTCCTTCCGAGACACAGTATTTTTACATACAGGCCGAGTGTCAGGACATCAACATCTTTGTTGAAGATGATGCCCTTGCTTACCCGTAGGAAGTTATCGGTCGCCGGTATTACCTTGATGTTTCCCGCCATTGTAAAACAAAAACCTGCCACGTTCTGCTGGGGTACGGCCCACCCCTCGCGTACTTGTAGCAGGTTGCTATATTTCCTCGTCCGGGGCCGTCGGACTTCTGCTACTAAATATCAAAACGTCGAAAAGTGGAAACTACTCCTTCCCTCCCCTCGGTTTGGTGAAACGGACGGTGTCGGTGACGGTGGTATCCAGGAACTCCGTGGCACCTATCTCCTTGATGACGGTGGCCGTTGCCTTGAGGGACAGGTTGATCCATTCGGGAACACCTGCGGCACGAACAGCGGCTTCCGCGATGGCGTAGTAAAGGCGGTCGATCTCTTCCTGGTTGACTGTGGACTTCTCGCTTTCGTACTTCGTGAAGCTGTAATACGTCCCCTTCGCCTTCTCCATCCCGGTCGCATCCATCACCTCGGTGATTTTCTCCTTGATGAAGGCGATCGTGTTCTCCGCGGACTTGATCTTGCGGTCTGCCGCGGCTTTCTCGGCCTTCCACATCTTCGCCTCGTCCTCCTTTAATTTGAGCCACCGGCCAAGCGCATCGATGCCGTCATTCTCAAGGAGGTGACGGACGGCCTCCTTCTCTTCCTCCAGGGCCTCGGCCTCCGGAGTCACTTCCCCTTCGCTTTCAATGTACTGGTCTTCCAGTTCTGCGGACAGGCGGTGAAGGGTGCCGAGGCTGTCCTGGATGTCTCTAAATTCCATAGTTAAACGTGATTAGTGTTGTCGGCTTTATCGTGTCCGTAGAATAGCACATCGTTGTCGAACGTCGCAATAAGGTTAAGGTCATTTGTCGCGTTGACGGTACGAATCCAGACGGTGCGGTAATCCTCGCCGGACTTCGACAGCTTTCCGGTCGCGTAGGCTTCTACAATTCGCTTGTACGTCTTTCCTCCGGGGAGCAAGTCTTTCGGGTCGTCCTTCTTATCCGGGGTCTTTGTGACGAGTTTCTTCGCGTTCTGCGGGGCCGTCTGCTTCTCTTCCTCCGGCAGGTCTTCCCCGGCGTAGATGTACAGTCCAAGTCCGTGACGGGCCGCGGCTTTCGTGAGGCTCCGCTGTATCGCCTTGTTCATATCGAACGAGGTAACCTTCTCCAACGGGATACTCCGGTTGTTGTAGTCCATAATGGGAAGGTACTCGATGTGTTCAAGTCCTCCGATGGTGATTCCAGTCTTCACCCAGCAGGTCTTTCCGTCGGTGAAATAAGGGATGCCGTTCTCGCGTTCGTAAATGGTGTAGATGGCATCGGGGAAGTTCTTCTTCACCTCTGCCCAGGCCCACGCCCAGGAGAGGTACGTCAGGCCGTTCTTCTGCTCCGTGTGTTCGTTGCAGTTGA